ACAAGCAGCGGTTGATGCAAACTTGCAATACTTTAAGGATAGTATGCCGTATGCCTACGATGCGGTGGCAAAAATGGTGGCCGACGCAAGCAATTTGAAAATCCACATCGGTATTGCTTTCAATGTTCAGCAACTTTCTGATTTTCAAAAAGAGGTTAATAAACGCATCGGTAATTCAGTTGGTGCTTCGGCTGGTGCGCTTGACTTTGGCGGTGGTGCTTTCTTACCTACGAACAATGACAATCTTTCATCGTGGGTTAAGACGCAACAACAAGCCATTAAGTCATTGGGCGAGGAAAATAAAAAGTATGCTCTTGATGATACACAATGGTCAAAGGAAAAGATTTCAGCTAATGACCGCGAAATCCAGCAACGAAAGAATTTGCTTGATTTGTTCCACCAACAATATGCCGAGGAAAAGAAAAACCGTAAAGGTGCAAACCGTAAAGGTGGAAACCGTAAACCCGAGGACGTTGTAGCCGAAGCGTTAAAGCAAGAATTACAACTCATCCGCGAGATGCAGAGCAACTATGACAAGTTGCGTAAGTCTGGCGTTTCAAACATGGATGCTATCGACCTTGCATCAAAGGGTTACGAGGCTACTATCATACGTATCAATCAAGTTCTGTCGAAATTCGGTATAGACAAGTTCAATGCTGCTAATTTCGCAGGAAAGGACGTGCGTAGTTTGTTACAATCGTTAGAGGAACAACGAAAAGCCCTGTTAGCAAGCGGTAAGGTGAAAACATCGTCTTTGCAAGCATTGGACGTTGAAATACAAAAACTTACCGTTGACGCAAAGACCTACGACATGAAAAAGGTAACTGACGGTTTGAATAGTGAACTTGGAAAGATAAAGGACGAGTACGAGTTGGCTATCGAATTGGACGCAAATCCCGAACTTGGCGGTATGTTTGCTGATATGTTTAATATTGACGTTGATGCGTTGCCACAAACATTTGGTGAAGCATTGGAACGTGCGCAAAAGATAGTTGATGCAAAGTTAAAGGAGTTGAATATAACACAACCTTTTGACTTGATGCGTACACAAATCCAAACGATAACCGATGAATTGGGAAACGAAAAGGCTGGATTTGCAAAACTTGCAGGTCAAGACGAAAATAGCGATTTTATCAAAGCACTTATCAAAGCGCAAGACGAATATCGTAAGTCTTTCAAAAAGAATCTGATTGATACTGAAAAATATCTTGATGATTACGTTAAGAAATACGGCGACTATTCGGATAAGGTAGCGGAAATTGAGCGCAATCGTCTAAAGCAAATCCGTGACCTTAACAATGCGTACTATACGGAACAAATGCGTAATTCGCCAGAGTACAAAGCAAAAGAAAACGCTATCAATCTTGGTGCTCAACGACAAAAAGACGAGGCACAATTTGAGGCTTTTAAGAATACTCAATTATACGTCCGTATGTTTGAGAACCTTGACTATGTATCTACGCAGACTTTACAAACTATGAAAGAAAGGTTAGAGGATTTGAAGAACTCTATGAAAAACCTTTCACCTGAACAATTAAAGCAAATACAATCGCAATACCAAAAGATAACCAAAGAACTTTCTACACGTAGTCCGTTCAAAGGGCTTATAAAGAACTTGAAAGACTACCGTAAAGCAGTTGGTAAAGAGGGTAAGCAAGCGCAAAAGGACTTTGCAGACAAGCAAAAAGAGTACGATGCACAAGCAAAATTGGTTGCTGAACTGAAAGAGGAATACGAACAAAAGAAAGACAACAAAGATGTAGGCAAAGACATAAAGGATAATCTCTTAGAACAAATAGCCGCCGAGGATGAAAAGTTAGCAAAGTTAAAGCAAGAACTTGACGCAGCCGACAAGTTAAACCAAAAGTACGACTTGATGCGGCAGACATTAGGTGACCAAGCCGATGCTATTGCGAAACTTATGCAAGTTATAGCACAAAACCTGCAATCTTTGGCAGAGTTACGCGATTTGCTTTCCGACCAATTCGGACTTGACCTTGGAGATAGTCTTAACGGCGTAATCGACGGTCTTGCACAAACAGGGCAAGGAATAAGTAAAGCGGTGTCAAGCGCACAAAGTGGTGATGTGTTTGGCGTGGTAAGTGGCGTGGTAGGTGTGTTCTCAGGAATTGCAGATGGTGTCGCAAGTATCTTTGGTGACGGTAGTGCTCGGACAAGACGTTTAAATAAAGAAATTGAACGTAGTGTTGAAACTGTGCGACAACTCAATTTGGCTTACAAAGAACTTGAATACCAAGTAAACAGGGCTATGGGTGCAGAAGAAATGCGTGCAAAGGCATCGCAAATTGAAAACAAGAAAGCCCAACTTGAGGAATTGAAACGCCAAATGCAACTTGAACAAAGAAAGCGTTCCAAAGACCGTGATGATGATGCAATAAAGCAATATCAAGAATCTATAAAAGACCTTGAAATCGAAATCCGAGAAATGGTCGAAAACGTTACCAACGACCTATTGGGCGGCGACTTGAAAGCCGCAGCAGAAAGTTTTGTCGATGTTTGGGTGCAAGCGTGGCGTGAGGGTGGTGATACAATGGAAGCGTTAGGCGATAAGTTTGATGATATGATTGACAATATGATTATGAAATCTATTGCAAGCCACGTCGTTTCACAACGTCTGAAACGAATTTGGGATGAAGTCGATAAAGCGTGGGCTGACGATAGCGAGGGCGGTTCGGAAATCACAATGAACGAACTTAGCCGTATTCGTGCTCTTATTGGCGACAAATCCATTGCCGAAGCAATCAACGAAGATTTAACAAAACTCTATGGTGCTTTAGGTATCGCTTATGGCGTAGATAAAGATACAGACAAGAACTTATCGGCACTCCAACAAGGCATTCAGGGAATAACAGAAGATACAGCTGGTGCTATCGAGGCTTACATGAACATCGTAGCACAAAGGGTATTCGAGCAAAACCTTTACTTGCAAGAAATACGCGACCATCTTAACAATTTCGACCTTGATGTGCAATTGGGTACTTTGTCGCAAATGCTTTTGCAATTACAACAATCATACCAAGTGCAACAAAACATTGAGTCGATTTTGACAGGTGTGCTTAATCCAAGCGGACGCGCTATCGTCGTAGAACTTAACTCGTAAAAACAATATGGCACAAGATTTATTCAATTATTATAAACACGCGCTTTCCAATGGTCTTTGTTCCGAATACAAAGGCCGTTGGAGGGCTTGCCATGACAACAAAGAACAATTGGTAAAGTTGGTTATGGCTCAACAAAGTTTGCCGCATTTCATTCACTATTGCTATAACGGCATGGGTCTTAGTAAGGAATACATACAAGAAACATTTGGCGATTATATCAATGGAAACGCGGTTATAAACGATGCCGACGGCGTGGACGGCTACACTTATTCGCTATACGTTGGATTTAAAGGCGATTTTAAGGCCGCTACGGACGTTTTGGCGTTCATGTGGTGTAGTAACACATCTTGCACCGTAAACATGGCTAAATCGCCCGTTATTTACGTTGGTGCTGGTTCGCATGTTCATTTGTCACTTGACGGCTATAATTGTCCGCACATCTATTTGTTTGATGATAGCAAGGTAACGATTGACGATGCCGACGAGGATAGCAAGGTGGTGATATACAAATATTCGGATAAGGCGCAAGTTGAACTTGGAAAGTATTGCCTTGCCGACGTAAAGGTGTTTAACAAGAAATTAAAATTATAAACGACTATGGCAAATAAATCAAGTGGGCGTTATTACGCTAAAAATACGGAAAGCGGTACTTTCGCGGATATTACCACGTTGTATGACGGCGTGGCCGTGTTGAAAGTTGATGGTTTCAATGCAAAGGGAAAGCCCGTGAACGTCTATACGGCGCAATGGGTGAACAACCAAGCGGAGGATTTCTTGATTACGACTTTAGACGGTAGCAATAACCCCGTCGTTATCCGCGAGAACACAGATATTGAAATTACGTTTATCGTTAAGCAAAAATACGCTTCATCAACGATTAACGTATTGACACAACATGACGGATTTGTAAACTACATGACCAATTCGGACGTGTGGATTAAATCGGCCTACATGGGAAATAAGTATGCGCATTGTGTTTGCTTGAAAGAATACAAGCCAACGACGCAAAAACTTGGTAGGGGTAACGATTCGTACATGATGGGTACTATTACCCTTCATTGTCTTGACACACCCACGACATAAGATTTCTCGGTTTAACATCTTTCTAAATTTCTTTTTGCGTAAAATTCAGATTCCAAACAAACAAAAGCGAAAAGAAAAGTGGCCACCGTCCGCGAGGATAGTGACCACTTAACATTTATGGCAATTTTAACAACAAAGATTTTACTTGCCTTTGAAGAACATTCTTTGATACCA